CCCCTTGTCAGAAACAAAAGGGCTAAAGTTGAAGATAAAATACGACTGATTTAACACAACAAAGAGATAAAAAACGACTGATAATGGCAGGAAGAAAAGCAAAACCAACAGCAATGTTGAAGGCTTCAGACACATACAGAAAGGATAGACACCAAGAAAGACTGGAGGTGCAGGGCAGGCCTGTACTGCCCTCGTATCAAAGTGCTGAAGAAACTTTTGATTGGCTAGTTAGGCATCTTGATGACCTGGGCGTTATTGCTGAGGTAGACGCTATAGCTCTGCAGATGATTGCGGACAGCTGGGAAGATTACGTAGCAGCTCGAGTAGTCATTAAAAAATATGGGCCTACCTACACAACAACAACAGCGCAAGGTGACGAGATGCACCGACCACGACCAGAGCTAGGCATGATGCAAGAGGCTTGGAACAGAATTAAAAAGATGCTACCGGAGTTTGGACTTACAGCGGCGGCACGAACAAAGCTAAGCTCACCAGATAAGGTGCAGAGCTTAGAGGACTTATTAGGAGGAGAATAATGTACGACGAAAAAAAAGGAGAGCAGGTCATTAAATTTATCGAGCGCATTTGTACGCACGTGAAAGGAGACCTTGCTAATAAAAACTTTCTGCTTGAACAATGGCAAAAGGATTACATCCGCAAATTATTTGGTACAGTAAACCCAGACGGCTCAAGACAATACAGAACCAGTTTTGTGTTTATTCCAAGGAAGAACGGGAAGAGCAACTTGCTTGCAGCAATTGGTCTAGCGCTCTTGTTTATAGAGAAGGAACCTGGAGCAGAGATTTATGTTTGTGCATCTTCTCGCGACCAAGCAAACGCAATCTTTGATGTATGTAAACAGATGATACGGAATCAACCAGTCTTAGAAAAGGGCTGTAGGGTATATCGAAATTCTATTGTGCTTAACGGAACAAATTCATTTCTAAAAGCTGTGGCTGCAGATGCTGGTGTTTTACATGGTAGCAATGCTTCTGCATGTCTCTATGATGAAGTACATTCCGCAAAGACCAGAGAGCTCTGGGATGTTATGGCTACCTCAATGGGTGCTAGGTCCCAACCTTTAATGTTTGGCATTTCTACTGCAGGACTTTTTGATCCTAATAGTGTTTGCTATGAGTTATATGATTACAGCAAAAAGGTTAGCGCAGGGATTATTGAAGATCAAACTTTTTTACCTCTTGTATATGAAGCCTCACAAGATGATGACATTCATGATGAGGCGGTTTGGAAGAAAGCAAATCCAAATTATGCCGTAAGCATTAAGCCTGAATATTTTAGGAAGATGAGCCAGGAGGCTAAAAGTTTGCCTTCAAGTGAGATTGCTTTTAGGCAGCTACACCTTAATCAATGGGTAAACTCTTTGAGTGGTTGGATTCCAGATGATGAATGGATGCAGAGTGCTGGAACAATTAACCTTGAAGAACTTAAAGGCAAGCCTTGTTATGGTGGCTTAGATTTAGCAGCGGTTGAAGATGTATGTGCATTTGTACTTATATTTCCCTGGGATGATGGGAGTATTAAGGTTGTCCCTTATTTATTTGTGTCTCAAGCGGCAGTTAATCGAAGAAGAACACAAACAGGAGGATCTTACGATAATTTTGTTTCAAGGGGAGAGTTAATTGTAACTGAAGGAAATTCCACTGATTACAATGTTATAAAGAACAAGATTTTTGAAGCAGCACAAGTTTATGATTTGCAAAGTGTAGCATTTGATAGATGGAACTCCAGCTCTTTAGTTCAGCAGCTTATAGAGGAAGGCATTGACATGGATCCTTTTGGGCAAGGCTTTATTTCAATGACCTCTCCAATTAAAAATGCAGAAATCTTAGTTAAAAAGAAAATGCTTCACCATGGCGGAAATGCAATGCTTCGCTGGATGGTGGGCAATGTTGTTATTAAAAGAGATGATGCGGAAAATGTAAAATTCAGCAAGGCAAAAGCTGGGGATAAGATTGACGGCATAATTGCTATGATCATGGCTTTAGGAGAAAAGATGACAGTTGAAAACTCAGATGTGAGCAAGACGAGCACCTATGAAAGCCAGCCGATGAGGTTTTTATAAAGCTGCATTACTAACGGAAATCCTGTTAGTTTTCTTTTTCTTCTCCTTATATATAGGGAAAAGAAAAACAAATTATAGCTCTAGCACTCCTTCTTTATTTCTATTTGTGCACCTATGGTTGCACTCATATAAATAAATAATGACAAGGGGTGCGATTTTTTGCTATATTTATTGCACAACAACAATAAAACTATTATGAAAAACAGAATTTTAGTAGGGGATTACCTTTACTCCGCAAGATTTGGATGGCAGTATAAAATTGTAAGCATTAGAAATGGTGTTGCAGTAGTTCAAGACATTATACGTGAAAACGTTCGAGTGAGGTTTACGCTGCTAGCCTTAAGAAAAAGAATTGAAATTAAAAGCTTTATTCACTCACCGCTTCCCCTTTAGTATTGGTTTGGTATCTCATATTTCCCGAGGCGGTGCAGCCCTCCCTATTAATTTAGCGGAGGGCTTTCTTTTAAAAAAGGCTTAACATGTTATTTCATTGCGTGATACTTATATTTGTTAATGTAATTACAAAGTATCTACACTTTTATGGCCGAGAATCAAAACTTATTCGGGAGAATTGTAGGAGCATTTCGTTCTTCTCCTAATAATCCCTCAACGTCTTTAGCAAATCCTGCTTCTTGGATGTTTGACGGAGCGGCCTCTAAAACGGGCATCGCAATTACTGAAGACAGCGCAATGCGTTTATCTGCAGTATTTGGCGCGGTGCGTGTTATCTCAGAAACAATTGCAGCTTTACCCTGGTCAGTAAATCAAGATATTGACGGGACAACAAGACCTGCAACAGCTCACCCTATCAATAAGCTCATTCACACACCTAATGGAATGATGACAGACTTCAGCTTTAAAGAAGTTTGTCAGGCTCATCTTTGTCTGCACGGGAATGCTTTTATAGCAATACGTAGAAACGAAGCAGGGCAAGCGGTAAAATTAATACCGGTTCATCCAAATCGTGTTGAGGTTAAAGTTTATAAAGACGAAAAGTTTTATAGTGTTGATCAAGGTTCAGAAACTTTTGATGATTCTGAGATGATTCATATTTTAGGTTTGTCCTTCGATGGCATTATAGGCAAGAGTGTAATAGAGGCAGCAAGAGAAAGCATAGGCCTTGGATTAGCTGCTGACCAATTTGGCGGTTCATTCTTCGGGAACGGTGCAAATGTTTCTGCTATTTTAACTCACCCTGGGCGTTTATCTGATGAAGCTTATAAAAGATTAATGGCTTCTTGGCAACGGCGTTATTCCGGTTTAGACAATAGCCATAAAACCGCTATCCTGGAAGAAGGAATGAATTTAGAAAAGGTCAGCATCTCGCCACAAGAATCTCAATTTTTAGAGACTCGTAAGTTTGGTGTTGAAGATATAGCGAGATTCTTCCGTATTCCTTTAGCTTATTTAGGTTCATTAGAGAACTCAAGCACAAGAGCAAACATTGAGGAGCAAGGCATTCAATTTCAACGCAACACAATTTTACCTTGGGTTAAACGTTGGGAAGCTGAATTTAACAGAAAGCTTTTTGTTGAAGACAGCGAGTATTATATAAGAGTAAACATGGACGGGCTATTAAGAGGCGATATTTCCTCTAGATATAGTTCTTATGCAACCGCCAGACAATGGGGTTGGCTAAGCGTTAACGATGTACGACGTCTAGAGAACATGGCACCTATTGAAGGAGCTGGTGGAGATTCTTATTTGCAGCCTTTGAATATGGTTGATGTTGGTACAGAAAACTTAGTTGATGCCGTATAATAATTATCCTAAAGCCGCCAGTGAGAATGCTCAAAGAGCATTAGACTTCCGTGACAAAAACGATTCGGGTTGTGGCACGGCTGTCGGATGGGCAAGAGCAAACCAGTTAGCCTCACGCGAAAGCATAAGCGACAAAACAGTTGTGCGTACTTATAGCTTTTTAAGCAGAGCTAAAGTATATGATAAAGGCAGCTTTACGGATAAAGAGGGTAAAGAGATTTGTGGCTCTATTATGTATGCAGCCTGGGGAGGTGATGAAATGCACCGATGGGCAAAAAGAACAATAGAACAAATGGAAGAAACTAAAAACGAGCGCCATATCAAATCGGTTGTAGAGACTGATGAAGAAATTGTCATCACCTTCGGGAAAGGCGATATGGAAGAAGCTGGGTATAAAGACGAAGAACGCGCAGAGCCTAATGAATTAGTCGTGGGCGATTTTGTACGCTGGAACACAAGCGGAGGAAATGCTTACGGTCTTATAATACAAGTTGAAAGAGATGGCGAGATTGAAGCAGACAGCGGCTTTAAGATTATGGGCACAGCCGATGATCCAGCAGCACTCATTAGGATATACCGTTACTCTTCTGAAGAGGAAACCTATATTGAAAAGAAGCCTGCGCTTAATGTCGTACATAGTTTTTCTACATTAGAAAAGTTTGATTCAGAGGTTAGAGGCAACAAAGCAGTAGTTGAAAAGCGTGAGTTCAGAATGGAAAACGCTAGCTATGAAGGTGAAACTGTTAGAGGCTATGCAGCCGTTTACAATTCCGATTCTGAATGGATGGGTGGTTTTTACGAGCAGATTGCTTCTGGAGCATTTGATTCAGTATTAGACAATGACACTAGAGCTTACTTTAACCATAACGAAGATTTGCTTTTAGGCAGAGTATCGAGCGGTACATTACGCATTGGATCTGATGAAAGAGGCCTCTGGTACGAAATCGATTTACCTAATACTTCTTATGCTAAGGATTTGGTAGAACTAATGAAAAGAGGCGACGTAACGCAAAGCTCTTTTGCTTTCTTAATAGAGAGAGACAGATGGGAAGAGCGTGACGGTAAGACTTATAGAATTATAGAAAAAGTATCTCGTTTGCTTGATGTCTCTCCGGTAGCACAACCTGCATATCCGGATGCTACAAGCGAATTAGTAATGAGAAATAATACCCTAGATTCAGAGGGTGCTGAGGTCGAAGTGAAAGCTGAAGCTGAAGAAGTATCTGATGTAGAAATTTTTGAATATAAATTAAAACTTTTAAAACTCGATTAAATGAAGAATATCGAATTAAGAGGCATGCGCGCTCAGCTTATAAAAGATGCTGATTCAATTGTAGCTAGCGCTCAAGCTGAAGGTCGTTCAATGACTGGAGAAGAAAAAACAAAGTTTGAAGCTATCGAGGTTGATGCTCGTGGTCTAAAACAAGAAATCGAAATCATCGAGCGCAATGCTGAGATGAAAAAAGAAATTGCTTCTATGGAAGGCGAAGCCCGTGCTGCTGCACCTAAGGCTAATGCTTCTGCAGCTTTCGGCAAGTATTTACGTCACGGCTTTGGTGCTTTGAGCTCTGAAGAGCGTTCAATGGTACAGAAGAGAGGTACAGATACTCAAATCGGAGGAACTGATTCTTTAGGAGGTTATTTAGTGCCTCAGGCATTTTCTAACGAGCTTGATGTTGCTACTGCTTACACAGGAGCTGTTGAGATGTTGGCTAAAAAATTAAACACTGCAGGCGGTGGTTTATTGGATTACCCTACATTGAATGATACTGCTACTGATGCAAACTTAATTTCTGAAGCTGGTGCTGTCACTGTACAGGATATGACTTTTGGAAACAAAGCACTAAGCGCTTACAACTATAGCTCTTTGGTAAAAGTATCTCAGCAATTGTTGCAAGATTCTGCTTTCGATCTAAACTCATTCCTTGTTGAAGCAATGGGAGAGCGTATCGCTCGTGCAACTAATGCAGCATTTACAAATGGTACTGGTTCAAGTCAACCGGGCGGAATCGTTACAGGTTCTACTCTTGGTAAAACTGCAGCTGCTGCAGGTGCAATTACTTCTGATGAAATCTTAGACTTGATTTATAGCATTGACCCTTCTTACCGCAACAAGCCAGGATTTGGTTTGATGGCACACGATAATGTTATCGCTGCTATTCGTGCTCTAGGTTTGGGATCAGCTAACGATTTCCCTGTATTTATTCCAAGCATGGCTGTTGGTGAGCCTGACCGTATTTTCGGTATCCCTGTTCACGTAAACAATGACATGGAAGCTACTATAGCAACTGGAAAGAAAACGTTAATCGCTGCTGATTTCAGTAAATTTGTTGTGAGAAATGCTGGAGGTATTCAGATGCTACGTCTTAACGAACGTTTCGCTGATAATCTTGAAGTTGGATTTGTTTCTTGGAAACGTTCTGATTCTGCTGTACTTGATACTCGCGCAATCAAACACTTGATCCAAGCTTAATGAAAGTTAGGTTTACCAAGAATATTGCTGGTAATGGGTTCCGCTTCCGCCTTGGGCAGGAGGCGGAACTCCGCAGCGATATTGCAAAAGATTTCTTGAACGCTGGCCACTGTGAAGCAATAGCAGAGCCTGCAAAAAAGCGTGCAAGTAAGAGCGTGTCAAAACCAAAAGCTAAAGAAACAAGATAAAAATGGCCTACTCGATTGTAACACCGGCTGCAAGTGAGCCTATCACATTAACCGAGGCAAAGAATTTTTTGCGTGTAGACGTCTCAGACGACGACGCGCTTATTACTGCATTAATTAGTGCAGCTCGTGAAATGTGTGAATCTTATACCCGTCGAATATTGGTGACAACGACTATAGATGAGTTTTTTGATGGCTTTCCTAATTACAGGAATAACATTAGCAAAGACATTATTTATTTATCTCGTGGACCAGTGCAATCAGTAGAAAATGTTAAGTACGTTGATGAGATAGGCTCGGAAGAAACCGTAGCGGCTTCTTACTATGTAGTTGACAAAATTAGTGAACCTGCTAGGATAGCATCCACCGCAGGATGGTTTGCGACAAACGGCATAATCAATCAAGTCATAGTGCGTTATGTGGTTGGGAATGATGTAGCAGATATTCCGAAGCCTTTGCTTCAAGGGATGTTGCTAATTATTTCAGACTTATATGACAAGCGCGAAGATAGGGTACATAGATTGCCGACCGCCAGTGAGTATTTGTTTAATCCATTTAGAATTTTTACATTTTAATGATTGAACAAGCTGGACAATTAGACCGACGTATTACTATTCAAACGTTTAGTGAAACAACGGATGCTTTCGGGCAACAAATTAAAGCTTTCTCTACTTTAGCCTCGGTGTGGGCTAATGTAGAAGAAAAGATAGGTAGTGAAGGAGAAGATGGAGATATGATAGCCGCAACCAAGAAAGTGCAGTTTATTATCCGATATCGGACAGACGTTAATGAAGAAATGCGTATTTCACACAACAACAACATTTACAAAATTCAAGCAATCCAAACAGCTGATGCTCGCAAGGCATTTTTGAAATTGGTTTGTTTATGGTCTGACGCGCAGTAATGGGAAAGTTCAGTGTGAAGCTGGTCGGCGCTGAGGAAGCTATTAAGAGCCTTAAAAGGTTGGATGATAATGTACGTAAGAAGATACTTAAAAAGGTCGCTAGGGAAGCCCTAAAGCCTATGGTTGCATCTTACAAAAGAAACATTAAAGATTCTGATGAGGTGTTTAAAGTATATAGAGATGGAAAAATATATGCTGAAATACAACCGGGCCAATTAAGGAATAGCGTAGGGATTAAGTTTCCAAGGAATTTGAACAGCAGAGGAAAGTTTGGAGCTTCTGTAGGACCAAGAAGAACGGGGTCTTTCAAAAACGCAAACAAAGGAGGCTGGTATGCTGGATTTATTAATTTTGGTTGGTTAAGAGTAGGCGGCAAACGTTATACAGGAGACAACAAAGGATTTGCTCAAAAAGCAATGGCTGGAGCTAAAATGAAAGTGACGGTGAAGTTTAGAAGAACTTTTATTGAAAAAGTAAATAAAGAAGTCAAGAAGCTTAAATTTGCACAAAAGGGAGGTCTTAGATGATAGGTAAAGTAATAAAATACAAATTTGATAACACGAGCAATTTAAACAGTGTTTTTGCTGGCCGTGTTTATCCACTAGTGGGCGCTCAAACAACCGCTAGGCCTTTTTGCATTTATAATACCACAAGCATAAGACCTGAAGGAAGTAAGGATGCAGACAGCCACATTGATATAGTAAACATTGAGCTTACTCTTGTAGGTGACAATTTTAGTATATTACAAACGGCTGTAGAAAATATACGTACATCATTTGTACGGATGAAGGAAACAATTGGAGGCGTAATAGTTCAATCGTGTGGTTTTGATTCTCAAAGTGAGTTGTTCAATGTCGACGAAGAAACGTTTGCTGTTTCGGTTGATTTAGTGTTTAGAGTAGTAAGAAATTAAAAAACAAAAAGATGGCAGCAAGTACATCAGTAATGAATAGCACCGATGTGATAGTACGCATTGGCACCGACGGATCAACATGGGAAACCGTAGGTAAAATGACAAGCGCTTCCTTAAGCGTTACAATGGCAACAAGAGACACCTCTACTAAAGACAGCGCAGGCTGGATGGAGGTTCTTGAAGGTCAAAAATCTTGGACTTTATCCGGTGAGGGTTTAGTTGTTTATAATGATGCAGGAAAAGCAACTCCTGATGATGTTTACTCATACCTTTCTGGGAGAACAGTTGTCTATATTGAGTTTGGCTCTGAGTCAACAGATGAAAAATATTATAGTGGTACAGGTTACTTCACTGATTTTTCTACTGATGCAGGCGTTGAAGACAATTCAACTTATAGCTTTTCTTTTCAAGGAACGGCTGTGTTGACACAAGGTACACAAGCTTAAAAATAAAAGGGAGGGCTATGCTCTCCCTTTTTTAAAACACACACAACAATGAATACAAATTTAATAAAGGTAGGCGAAGAAGTTTTCCCTGTAAAGTATGGGTTCAACGCATTAAGATTGTTTTGCAATGCTAGTGGCATTGGTCTGCAGGAAATTGAAAGCATCGCTGAAAACATGAGTATTGACCACGCTATCAACTTAGTTTGGGCAGGAATGAAAGACGGTGCTAGAACCGAAAAAAAAGAATTTAATTTAACAGCGGAAGATGTTGCTGACTTAATGGATGTAGATTATTCTGTTGTGAAGCAATGCATGGACTTATTTGTTTCTTCTTTTGTAAAGCCTAGCACTGACGAAAAAAAGTAAGTGCCCAAGTTTCAGAACCACTTGATTGGGATGGTTTGGAAGCAGTAAGCTTGGGCGAGATGGGAATGAGTGTGGAGGAGTTTTATAATATGACACCGAGACAATTCCAAAATAAAAGAGAAGGCTTTCAAAGACAATTAGAGTATCAAACGCAATTAGCGTGGGAGACTACTAGGTGGCAAGCAGCAGTTAATATTGCTCCACACACTAAGAAAAAAATAAGCCCTAAAGAGTTAGCTATTTTCCCATGGGATAATAAAAAGCGAACTTACAGAGCCGCAACATACGAAGAAGTACAAAACGCAATTAAAAAAGTATTTAGCAAGTGAGTAGTGGACCAGCAGTAGATTTTAAAATTGGGGCAGATACTAAACAGTTCCGCTCCGCTATCGGAAATATTGACCACAGCTTAAAGAAATTAAGCGGTGGCTTTGGTGCTTTAGGTGGACTGATAGGAGCAACTTTTGCTGTTAACGCTATTCAAGATTTTGCAGCAGAGGCTTTAGATTTAGCTGCAAAAATGCAGGGCGTTGAGACTGCTTTTAATCGTTTAAATGACCCTAGCCTTCTTGACAACTTACGCAAAGCAACAGGAGGCACAGTCAATGATTTGAAGTTAATGCAGACGGCTGTGAAAGCTAAAAACTTTCGCATTCCAATGGATGCGCTTGCTAAAGGTTTAGAGTTTGCACAGCGTAGGGCACAAGCCACAGGTGAAAGTGTCGATTACATGGTCGACTCTTTTGTTACTGGTATGGGTAGAGAATCGGTTAAGATTCTTGATAACCTTGGAATCTCTGCGCTTGAGCTAACTGCTAAAACAAAAGAGCTTGGTAGTATGTCTCTTGCTGTTACCGAGATAATGCAAAACGAGTTTGATGAAGCTGGCGCGCGCATCGTAACTACAAGCATGAAGATTGACCAACAAAAAACGGCAATCACAAACTTAAAAACAGAGATTGGGGAAAAGTTGATGCCTGTTTATGAAGCTTTTCTTGATCAAACAATTTCCGGTCTTACTACAATTAATCTTCTTGCTTCAAAAGAAACAAGTGGAAAAGTAAAAGCTGGGCAGGCTTTAAAGCAATATCTTACACTTTCAGGAAAGCAAAATAGTGCAATGGGTAAACTAGCCATAATGGCAGTTGATTTATTGACAGCTGAAGAAGCTATAACAAAGCATCGCGAAAAGAATGCACCTACTGAAGAGAGCAAGCTAGCAGCTGAAGAAGCAATTGCTCAAGCTAAAAAAGATAATGCTGCTCTTACGATTAAGCTGCTAAAAGAGTATCAAGAAAAAGTAGATGAATTAACGCCTTCAATAGAGCAGGCTACAAGGAAGGTACAGGAACTTTTTAGCCCACAGGGTGATGGCAAAAATCTTGAGCATACTTTAGGTTTTAAAGATGCCAGCATGGAGCTGGAGACAATTAGCGAAGATGTTGAGGATTTTGAAGAAACATTTGACAATAGTTTTATTAAATTAATTGAAACTGTTAGGATGTTCTCCACTGAAATAATGATGGTAGCTCGGGCGTTAGAGTCTGCTTTTTTAGCAGCCTTTGCTCCTTTAGAAGAAGGAGAAACACGACTAGGAAACTTTGTTGACACCTTTGCTCAGGAACTTAAAAGAATGGCTCTATCTTTATTAGCTACTGCCGCAGCCGCAGCTATTTTAGCAGCTGTCTTAAGCGTAGTAATGGGAGGTTCTAATGTTGCCGGCTCTGCACTATTTGGAAAGTCTGGAATGAAATTCGGAGACTTATTCGGTAGCATGTTTGGTCAAATGGGTGGAGGCTTTGGAATAAATAGTGGAGGCGCTTTAGGAGGTGATTCAGGAGGCGGTTTAAATATAATTGGAATTCTTAGAGGTAGTGATATATTATTAAGCTCAGAACGAGCGTCAAACAACAGAACAAGACAAAGAGGTTTTTAAAATATGGCTGCAAGAATATTTGGAGAATTTAAGAGCGATAATGAAATTGAATACGTTATTGAAATTCATGATACCGAATTTGGTGGAGTGGGCTCATCTGTTAAGGTTGGCGGCGATGGATTCCAAATCAATTGGAATGGTGAAACGGATGAAATTTATTCACCCATCATTGGTTCATCTGCAACGTTTTCTTTTTACGACAAAGGTGAAGACCACATGGCTGACTTCATCAACTTGTTTAAGCAATACCAAGAGGACCGTTTTTTTGTTGTAATATATCGCGAGGCGACTGCGAGGTATGTCAACAATTTACCTAATGTTATATCTAATTTTGAAACACGAGTTGCGGCAGATGGCGGCGTTGTTGAATCTATATGTTATAGAAGTGACATTGTTGACTTAGGCGGTACTTTCCGATACATTAGCCCAATAGCAGAACAAATTTATTGGTATGGATGGATAATTCAAGATTTGATTGAAGTTGAAGATGTTTCAAACCCAACCTTGTACCAATTCCAAGCGGTTGATGGCATTTCAAAAATGAAGAACACACCTTATGAATATGAAGGCTCTTTACGCACATTCACCGATCACCTTTACAATTTTATAAACGAAAACACACCATCGTCAAACCTTACCAGTTCACTGGTGATGTTGCGCACCGTTTCAAATTACTGGTCTGAACAACAAACACATTCAGAAACAACTGATCCGTTGTCAATCACACGTTTCCCAACAAAAACATTTGCGGAATATGATGACACAGGTGTTGTTGTTTATTCAAACGCTTTGGATATTCTTCGCGAAATGTGCCTTGTTATGGGCGCGCGTTTTTATTTTGATGAAGGATGTTTCAGATTCGAACAATTCAGTTCACGCGATGAAAATGAATTAAGGGAGTTCAAATATTTAATGGATGGAACGTCATCAACATACGATGATGTCGCGGTTGATTTTGATGTGGACCAAATTGCGGTTGCACGATCAAGTGGTAGTTTTAGATTTTTACCAGCGGTTAACAAAATAGAGTTAACAGACACTAAGAAAGCACATATCAATATTATTGGTCGTGCGGTTTCTTTTCCGAACAACGAAATTGGTGTAGGGATTATTCCATCCGTGGACAATGGTCGCGTGATCTTGGAAATGCGTTCGGAAATTCAAACATACATTTCTAATGCGCTGCAAAGTACCGCAACACCCGTTTTCGGTGTAACGATAAGATTGGAACCGTCCGACGGAACTGCGGACCAATATTGGAAAAACTCCATCATTGTCAATTCATTGGTGTTCGGAACGGGTTCATGGTCAACGGTTCAAGACACCTTCAAATGGTCGGGAAATACTATTTCACGCGTTACATCATCAACAACAACAACATCAAACACAATGGTGACGGGGCCATTGCCCAAGGATGGTGACATATTTATTAATATTTCATTTCTAGGCTTTTATAATCAAGGTTTAGATGCAACATTTATTTCAGCACCAAATGCTTTTGCTTGGAATGTTTTATTAAACAAAGCAAGATTTGAGAATGATAATAGCCCCGCATCGGTTGCATCGGTCACCGGCCTTGCAATAAACACGTCCACAAAAATCAAATCGAATTTGACACTTGATTTGGGTGAAACAAGATTGTTTAATGGTTCGGGTGAACTTGGTTCGTTGTATGTTTACAACGGGGCCGCTTGGGTTCCGTCGGGTAAATGGCGCGTTGGGAATACTGGTTCTTACATTAGTACATCATCATTGGTAACATCGGATTTGATGCAATTCCACAACGCACCGATTGAGCGTTGGGAAGGCACAATGATATATCCGGAAAACTTCAAGGACTTGTTGCGCTTTGATACCCATCAATGGATTGCTATGAGCGCAACATTGAACGCAAACGTTGATGAACTATCGGGCGAATGGTTCCGCATATCACCCGACAACACGAACATCACCATTGGAACACCTATCGACACAACCGACACGGATGTCGGTGGCACGGATGCGGCGGATTTTGTTGGCAGATATTCAAATGTTGGTTCGGGTTCTGTTGCTGGGATGATTGTTGATATTGACAACGATGCAATCGGACCCTATAAAGAAACAACAACGGGTGGCCAAATCAATGGGACGGCAAACGTCACGGGCAACACTACACTTGCGGGAACATTAGGCGTCACCGGTGTGTCGACACTGGCAGCGACAACGGTTGAAGAGTTCACGACAACCGACCGGGTGAATGTTACGATCAACGAAATCACGGCAAATGATGGCGGTTCGGAAAACCTAACATATAGCAAACATTTCAACCTTATAACATACGAAGGCGGGAATGGAACATACACCATCACGTTGCCCGAATCGGAACCCGGTGTTATTCTAAGATTCAAAACTGATGACACGATAGCGGCAAACAAGACCATCACATTGCAACCGCAAGCCGGTGGCATTATCGAT